TTCTTCATTCATACGGTCTCCTGTGCCCAGTGGGCTCTTGTAGTATCGGCCTTATGCATAGGCTAGAGTTAAAAAGCTGCGTATGCTACGTAGAATGCGTCAGACACCGGTAAGGCCTGGAGTGCTTCCAGACGAACTGTAGTGGCCTGTGGTACACGATAGCCTCCGCCGCAGGGCAGTATAGCTCCAGACCACAAACACGCTTGCAGGGCCTGTCTAGCGGGCAGGACGCGGTTGCTGAAGAACTTACGGGCTAGGTCGCGCTCGGTAACGCCGGGGTTGAGTGTTATGTAGTTGAGGACTAGTGTGGTGTTGGTGGTCATGCCGTACCTAGGGCCGAGGCTTAGTCTGTGGACGACTCGCCCCCGGTCATTTTTTTCTTGCGCCACCACTCTTTTTTGATGTCAGATATTCGGCGCTTGGTCTCCTCAGACATGGAGAGCTTAGCATTCGATAGTTTTTGTCTCGTTGCCTCAGATATGGGCGCACGATCTCGATTTGCCTGCGCGACCTTTGCCTTGGTCTCAGGAGACTGTTTCTTTCCTAGGTTTGCAGCCCGCAGTTTTTCTTTTGTTTCATCGGAGTGACCAAATCCAGTAGGTCTAGTGCGCCTAATCCCAAGGCAACTACCAGCCATGGGGCAGATATTATACCCTTTCTCGGTCGCCTTATAGTAATCGATAAAAGTTTGTTCTACCGCCACCAGATGTAGCAGATTATCTACGGGCTCTATAATCTCAAATTTGAATGCGGATTCACCATGGAGGATCCAATCGTCTTGTAGTTTTGCAGAGTGATGTTTTCCTAGATTAAGATCGGATTTGTGATTTATCCATCTTTTGTGGATGTTGCTAGAAGCGCCGACATAGACTTTTCCATCAACTGTATTTTTAATTAGATAAACTCCAGAATTGCAAGATTCAAGCTTCATCGTCTGCTCCTGGGTAACCGGTCGAGGTATTGTTGGCGGTAATGCGGAATAAACTAGTGACCCGAGCTGTCGGAACCGCAGGAGCAATTACGGCTGGAGTAACCAGTTCCTCTGGAGGACTCCACCGGCTACCGATAGACGACCGGGACATTGTCCAACCACGAGCCCGCAACACAGTAGCGAAACCTTTATCGTCCAAGGAAACCTTCATGCCTTGTTGTTTGGCGAAGTCGCTCAGGTCTTTCAGCAAGTCACGCAGAGCCCAAAACTCTTTACCAGCGGCAGTGTACTGAGGCTTGGCGGACAACCCAATGCAGAACCACTCTGCCACCGGGTCTCTGGTTAAACCGGCCTGGACGCCCTTTAAAGCAGCCAGGTGGGGCACTAGAGGGCTCTCTGCCCGAGGATCCACACTCGCCCAGTACGCCGTGAAGTCATACGAGTTGATGGCAGACCAGTCTAGCTTGGGCAGGCATTCTATCTCGAAGTACCGACGCATACCAGAGTCTTTGATTTGTTCTTTCAGACGTGTATTCGTAGCTCCGATAATCGTGGATTTGTTAACCATAGACTGGCGACCATTGGTGCCAAGTGGCCGGTACTCAATCGACGTGGACGTAATAAAGTTTTTCAGAGCATCTACGTCTGACTTTGAAGCACCTTGTAGCTCATCAGCTAGGTTGATGTACTTACCGGCGATACCGGCAACAGCTCGGTCATCTGATAACTCGTTAAATTTTAACGTACCCCACAAACTAGGGTGCAGCGGGCTAAGGAATTTCTCCCAAAATGTAGACTTACCGGATCCTTGCTCTGCCGAGTACAATACAACGCATACGTGGTTAGTAACCTTCAAGCCAAGCATCTTACGTTTTACTTGCCATACGGTGTGCTTTAGAACCGCACTGCACATATCACGCTTGGAGGCCTGGGTGGAAGCTAGAACAAAGTCAATAGGGTCTACGTCCAGCTCGACGATATCCACTTCAGCTACGGATTCACGGTGTAATTCTCGCTCGTTACTGCACAAATCTCCTAGAAAATCTCGGAACTCATGTTCTCCACCAAAATATCCGCTCAAACGGAGACCAGTGCGCAGTTTGTCTACGTAGTCGATATCCTGCATACAATCTAGTGCGCTGGTTTTATTGTTGACTAGCGTATCACGAATACGGTTATAACGGTCCTGTGGCGTAATTTTGGGTGATTTATCTGTGGACATATGTTTTCCTGTTTAAAATAGCTATAGCGGGCTGGGACTTGACTCTGTGTTATCCAGGAGCTATATCCTGGCGGGCTGGTCACCGTCGGCTGCGTACAGCCGGCCACATTAAGTCCGGTATGGGAGGAGAAACGAACCCATACCTAAAGACACTGAGGAACTTACTCTGTGTCTCTGTTCTATGTACATCTCTAAGCATAGATTCGGACGATTTATTTGTGGGGCCTGTATAACGTGGTGGGGCCGTAGGCCTAAAGTATTAACCCATGGGTCTGCGACGCTACAAAACAAAGAAGAACACGGAGATGTTTGGAGAAGTGAGGGGTATGTATGGAGAGTGTAGGGGAAAGTACAGGACCCTACATCTTTAAAACGGCTCCCTACCGCCTTCAAAGAAGGCGAGTGTAGGGAGTGTAGGCTATATAACAACTTTAAAGAGAGGTATATAGGGAATAGGGGGGCCCCCACGCCCTATATCGGTGGGGGAGCGTAATACACCGAACACCACATTTGCGGGAGGTCTGAGTTTTTGGGTGCACAGCCCACCACACTACACACTTGCTCCTAAAACGGCTTCCCAGAGCCATTTTAGCTATGTATGGTCGTGTATGGTCAGCCTACACACCCCACTCCCGCCTACACATCCAGGGTGCACCCTGCACCCCCGGGCTATTCGGTGTACAAATATATATGACCCCCACCACTCTACTCGCCCTGGACCCTTCACTAACTAACACGGGCTGGGCCGTATATACCGGGGGCGTACTTGTCCAGTCCGGGTGTCTAGGCAAAGTTACCGTGAAGTCTTTCTACGCAAAACTTACTGCGTTGCTTGCCGACTACTCGCCAGACTTTGTAATTACAGAGGATGTGTTTTGTGGACCAAACAAACAAACTTATAAAAAACTCTGCTGGCTACAAGGCGTAATACTGTCTCAATGTTCCCCAATTATCAAAACCCCTCATTTGTGGAGGGCTGAGTGGACTGCTATTACGGGAGTCGTGCTGCCCAAAGGAAAAGGGTCTGGCCCATTAATTAAAAAGTTATTACAGGAGCACTACTCTACCAAAACAAACGATGAAGCCGAAGCGTGCGCCATTGGATTAACAGGAATAACACATGAGTAAAATAGTTGGAGCATAAAACGCAGAAAGGGAGTGACTCCGCCACTCCCAATCCCGTTGTTTAGTTAGCCCGAGAACCGGACTAGCCAACTTACACCGCAGGACTGTACACCAAGAATAACTGCTTCTTCCATCGATTGTATTTGCATACCTACCTTTACCTTTATCCATAGCCAGCTACTAATTGTAATTGGTTACTAGAGTACACTGATGGGTGTGCTGTTATCCAAACATAGGAGTCATAAGTGAAACTTAAAAATCTATACCGCACAGGCCTGAAAGACGAGTACGTAAAGGGAGCCACCCTAAGCCCGAACTTGGCTGTGTTTCGGTGCGTTACCCAGTCAGACCTAGAAGCAAAAACTAACGCAATTATCCTCACCGGTGGACAAGCAGAAGCCACGATGGGTGTGGTGTTGTACGAACTCCTAAGCTGCGGGGCTGTGTTCCAAGAACGGTGGGATTGCGCCCCCGGGGATCACTTCTTGCTCAGCCACCTGGCCGGTGATAAACTTGGGGTTTACGTATTTGCTCAAGCAGATGATATCGTACTCCGTTGGGGTAAGGAAATATATGAGTGAATGCAATATGAAGTCTGGCGTATATCAAATTGTGTGTCGAGCGACTGGCGAGCGATATATTGGAAGCTCCAACAATATCCCTGTTCGATTTGCGAAACACCGGTACAAGCTAGGGCTAGGCAGCCATGACAATTATAGACTGCAGTCTGCTTGGAACCTTTATGGAAAAGAGCAGTTCCACTTTGGGGTTATCGTGTATTGCGACAGTGAAGATTTGCGAATTAAAGAGCAAAATTACATGGATGTTATGAATCCATCTTTCAATATATGCCCCAGTGCTTTTGGTTCAACGGGAGTCAAAAGGCGCCAGAAAACAAAAGATGCAGTCAGGATTGCAAAACTAGGTACTGGTAAAGGGTATTGTTTTCACAAACGAGACAAATGCTGGCAGGCCGCAGTTAATATTGGACCCAACAAGCAAAAAACTTTTAGATTTTCTATTGAGAGTGATGCAATTAACTTCATAGCAAAATACCGCGAGGACATCTCCAAATGACCAGTGACTCCTTACGAGCTTTGCTCGCCCAACACGGTACTGCTGCGGTGGACATCCTCAAAGACGCCCTAGCAGATCCGCTGTGTCCAAAGAAACTTAAATTAGACGTAGCCCGGTACATTATAGACGTGGTAGTTGCGGGTAGTGACTCACAAACCCCCAATGATAATCTCGCAAAAATACAAGCGTTGTTATCGGTCAAACTACCGCCGACTCCACCTGCGGCCGCCCCAGCCCCCAAGCGTAAACGCGGAGCCCCTAAAGTATGAATCCAGACACACTTGCTAGCATAGCTAAGCTTCTGAAGACTTTAAATCAAGCCACAGGCACGCTAGACGAGTGGGTGCTGTACCCCCACCAGCTAGATCTGCTCGCAGCTGCGTGCTCTACACGTCGTTTAATCGTGCTTAAAGCTCGGCAGCTTGGTTCTTCTAGCGTGTGTACGTTCTATATGTTGATGCAAGCCATTGCTAACACAGGATTCCACGTAGGTATTGTGGCGGACTCATACGACAACGCCCAGGAACTCCTTGCAAAGATAAAAGACTATTGTGCCCAGCTTGGTATCGCTACTACGACGGAGAACACTCGTAAGATAGTTTTAGCTAACGGTTCTAGTTTGTCCGCTATCACGGTGAACTCAGGCATCGGCAAAGAAAACAAAGCAGGCCGGTCTAAAACGTACCACGCGTTGTTGTTATCCGAGTGTGCATATTACCGCAATAGTTTCGCCGTGTTTGCTTCGTTAACCAGCGCGCTAATACCTGGCGGGCAAATCATCATCGAGTCAACCGCTACACCACAACCAACGATCTTTAAACACATTTGGAACAGCGATTTGTCCGAGTACACAAAAGTCTTTTATTCTTGCGAGGTCCACCCCAACTACAAAGACAATCCCGCCGATATACCTGATGACGTGTATCAGTCCCTAGCTACCCGGTGGGGCTTTACCGACCGATCTACTGCAGCCTTTTGGATGCGCAAACTTAACGTAGATTTCGGTGGAGACATACAAAAACTTCTACGGGAATTCCCTGTATTGCCCGAACACGCGTGGGCAGCCGCTAGTGGCCGCTGGATCAACGTAGATCCTCCGCTGGCCACGGTCACAGGTTACCTAGGAGACACGACGTGCTTCTATCCTACGTCGTTTGGCGGGCATTACATTGTAGGTGTGGACATTGCCTCAGGCACAGGCAGAGACTCTAGCGCTGTGCTGGTGTGGGACTTGGTGCATCGACGCGTAGTAGCGTTGTGGCACTCTAATACAACCCAGATGGACGGCCTAGCAGCGGTAATAAAGTCTATTAATGCGGCGTACAAACCTATTGCGATTGTTGCAGAGCGCAACGGTATCGGCGGTGGACTACCAGGATATTTTACGGGACTTACGTTGCCTATGATATACCACACCACCACAGAAGCTACCAAATACTCTAGTTTGTTGCAGGTTAAGCGGGTATTGGAGGCAGGTGCTTGTGCAGACCAGCAGTTCTCCACAGAAGCGCAGCAACTTACTTACGATCTGGTCGGTGAAAAAGAAAGATTTTCTCACGCAGGCGATACATTAATGGCACTGGCGATGTGTTTACACTATGAGCGGCAGTTCGAATACGTTACGACCCAGCCAGCCCCGCGTCCTCCAGTACCAGAAGGCCACTATGACATGGACCGGGCGCTACGCAAAGTAGAAAAACGCCGCCGACAAGACGCAGCCCGTGGTATATTCTGAGGCATGCTATCAATAATAACCCAATAGTTCCTCAACCAGGAGAATAATTTTGCAAAAGAACCCATACATCGTAGGAAATGACACACCACAGAACTGGGGAACCCCTAGCATCACCCAGGCTGAGCTATTGCAGCCGTTACTAGAAGACCTGGATGACGTGCAAACCGAACTCGCCGCCAGAGTATTTTTGTTCTGTGAACTTTATTTGACTCCCACACAATATCGCCGGTGGATGAGTTACTTTACGCTGGGTAGCATTAAAGAAGTTGCCGCTGCTGAAGGGGTGTCTGCTACTGCAATAGCGAAGTCAATTAACGGCACACGCCCAGGTGAGTCCTCGGCATCTAGGTTGAAGTCCCCGGTAGTAAAGTTGCGAGAAATTATCTATGCTGACCTGGTAGTTCAAGAACTTCTTGCTAAGATCGCCGCCATTCAAGTTCAAATCAACGACATCGCTCAAAACACGTATTAAGGAAACACATGACTACCGCTATTACCCCCAAGCCCACTGTTGCCAGCCTAACCCAGGAACTTGCTGAAGCTAATGCTAGACTAGACGAACGAGAGGCCCTATTAGACGTGCTACTAACCGAGCTGTTGACGTCAAAAGATTTTATTTGTACGCACATTAGAATGCTGTGTGTTGCTTCAGGCGGAGAGATCGACTTGCAGATCCTAGCCACCAAGTACGGTATGAACATGGCTCACATCGGGCACATCGATGCCGCTGGGCAGCACTTTGTAGCCCGTGGTATGTTGCTCCGCGGACCACGAGTAGGAACTTACCGAATTTAAGTGTCGAAGATCGGTAGTCTAATACCCTCTAGGGTAACTGTGCACTGGGTCCACAAATACTCAGCAGGCCAGCCCCTGGTGGGTGCTAGAGCAATACTGGGCCCGGTAAGTCCTAGTGGGATATCCAACCCACCTACCCCACTACCCGGCTCTTCATAAGCATACGTCGTGCTGGTGGTTAGTACGGTGATGTTGTGCGAGGAATCTGTACGGAAAGTACAAGTAATTTTGTACCGAGATACTTTGCCGTCATCTGCACCGGTTTTGATTTGGCACGTTAGGTCCCACTCTACGTTATAAAAACAATCAGCTGGTAGGATTTCAGGGTCGGTTAAAGATATCGTTTCAGGTCCTACTCGGCCCACTGCCATCACAGAAGTAATCTGAAAATTGTTCGATTGCCACTGTGACCGAAAGGTATTGGTAGCTAGCGGAGGATCCACTCCTCCTATGTAGGTACGCCCAGGCATTGCGGTTGAATGCGCGATGAGTTGTCTGCTAGCGGCAAATACATGCCCGCCACTTCCACCTATAAACGTCCATCCACCGTAATCCCCAAAAGTTTGGATGCCAAGACCCGTAAAGACGTTGCCATCTCCGCACGTAGGTGATACGCTAAATCCAGGCACAAATGGTTCGAATTGTACGAGTGATGTTATGCCGCTAAAGGTATTGCGGGCAAATCCAGGGGTGGTACGGATAATAAGTTGATTTTCTGTGGATACGCCCGACAACCCAGCAACGTTTTGTACGCCACACCCCACTAGAACTGCGCGCTGGGTATTTAGGCCCATAGAAGTAGGGGTAAGGGCGGTGTTGTCTAGTATGATACCGTCTATAGAACTACCGGTATAAGCTACGGTGGAGATGTCTCCAAACCCGGAGTCGTAGAATAATCCAGTTGAATCATATGTGCCGAATACATTATACAACGACGTGGCCTTTAGGTCAAACACGTTCACAATAGGAGCTGCTAGTGCGTGGGCAACCAGATCAGTGCCATCTCCACCCAGGTCACACGCCACCAACGCCCCAAACGTAGGTGCATTTAATGAATTTATATTTAGCCCATTAAACGTATAGTTTCCCAAGCACGGACTAGTCGTCATAAGTCCGAAGTCAAACACGGGCATACTGGTTTGGGTTTCGTTCCAGTCATACGATATCACATTAGGACCCGCCGATAACCTAGCTCCGTTAATTGCAGAGATAGTTATTTGGCGAGGTGTGTCGCCGGGCTGATTAAACGCCCGCAAAACAATTGGCTCTGTGATTACGATATCACCAGCGATTTGGATATCACCCACTCCGTCTGGCCGACCATACACAGTAGTTAAAGCAGTGCGGAGTTCACCTGCAGTAAAAACTTGAATTGTTGCCGCCATTTGGCGGGTAGCTGCAGCTCCGTACGTGCGCCCCACAAAACCTAGGCCCATATTGTCCTCCACTCTGAAACCATGTGTACCTCAATTCGTTGGCCTGGTTTTGCCCCAGCCAGAAAATTCTATGTTTGCTATCGGAGCAATACGTGTTCCGCCACCCGACCATGCTAGCTCCACGTCGGGCGCGTCACCACGTACGCTGCGCTGCATACGCCTAGACCGGTATTCACGCTCTACGAGTAACGCACTTACCGACCATACGTCCGTGCCAACGACCCTAGAGCCTTGTGGTGCTGGTACTGTAGCGGTACCCGTAGAGCCACGGCACTGGGATTGCATTCTGACGCCTGCTCGGTCTCCGCCGATGGTGATTTCCCGCAGAACCGGGGACATCTTGGGAGAAGTTTCGATATTTTTGCACACGTACCCAACCGGGATAGACTCCAGTGGCGTTGGAACCGCACTAGTAGGAGTAAGACCTATGTCTACAGATCCCCACAACGCTACAACACCTACGTCCGTTAGGAGTATGTCCGTACCTTCGCTGTTCTTTAGGACACCAACGACGTTAAACGTAGAGCCACCAGTATAAGCGTTGCCCGTAGAATCCGCGCTAGGATAAATCCACGACGTTAAGCTAGAATCCAGATCGATTTGACAAACCCGTCCACCGATTGCTACGTAAAAACATGACTCTGCTGGAAATATCGCCCCTAGTCGGTAGTCACCCGCGGTGCCAGGCCCCACTGGAGCGGCCAAAGAACGCCTACGACGGTAATTGGTTAGGTCTCTGCGTTGAAAAGTTCCCAAAGATATCAGCCCGTCTTTGCACAACCCCGCTGTGGTTCCACGTACGGTAGCTGCGTTATTGGGATAAGTGCCTTGATAGCCCGGTAGGCGTACTATTGACCCTTGGATCTGATAACCAGCCAGGGCATCAGGTGGAATTTGGTATGTAGCATCGGTGCAAACCACCACCAACGCCCCGCCTTCGCCTGCTTGAAACAAATCCAGCACTGTCCCGCCAAAACTTGCGGTATTTTGCCCGCAAATCGTGCGGGGTTCTGTGCCAGGGTCGTTTATGATGATTTGGTTGGCATACGCCCACACAAACCGGTCCGCAAAGCCACATACACGACCAGGGAACAGCGTCAAGTCAGGGGTATCTGGGTTAATAGAGTCCACCGCTCTAGCACGCACCAGGGTACCGCCTATGAAGCCCCACAACGGAAATGGTAAGCCGGGAGAATTCACTACAATTTGATTATAGTTGATTGCTACGCTAAAAGGAGTACGACTAGCTAGTTGACCTATTGTGTAAGACCCTAGGCACTCCATTTCGTCTGAATAAACCCACCCAGTGCACTCGTTTACGGCGTCAACAGAGAACAAATAATGGAATACTTCGCCGGTGTTGGCGGATTCACAAGAAAACCCACTTACTATAGCAGTTTGGGTACCAGCGGCCGTACGGGGAGTGACAACTCCAAGGTCCTCGACCCGCAATATAGTTTTCAGGCCGGGTCTGGTTTGCAGTCCCTCTGGCCCACTGACTACGTTGTGGAGTTCAGATTCGTTTATCAGGTTAATTTCCATATCTTACCGAACCCAGCACCCGGCGACAGCCCCCGGGTTAGCCGACCCACAAGTCTATGGACCCATATTCACCCGACGAAGACTCTAGCCTGACGGACGAAGAGCGCCAACTTATCCGCCAAATCGAAAACTCCCAGACTAGTGACGACTGGGGTAATATGCTTGGTACAGGTGCTGGCCTAGCGGCGGGTGGTGTGGCTACGGCGTTAACGGGTGGGGCCGCAGCTCCACTGATTCCAGTAATCGGTGGAATTGGCGGGCAAATCGGTGCTTTAATCGGCGGCAATATCGGTGCTGGCCAGGCTAACTCGGCGTCCAACCAACTTGCCGACCTACAAAAGAAAAAGAATTCACGCAGCCTAGAGCAAGAAGCTCGTCAGCGCGCGTTCTCAACGTTGCTCGGTAAGTACTCTAGTTTTTGATACGGAGGTTATAGATGCCAATTACAAATGGTAGCGTAATAACTGCCGCCAACTTAGATGATATCTACACCACTGGGCTAGCTACGTTGCGTACCAACACGGCCGCTAATGTGGCTCGTAAACAATACACCGTAACCTTTCGATTTAACCAAATCAAATCTACCACAGCCGAGCACCTCCGCACCAAAGTGTGGGTACCGCGGACTGACGTAGTTATACGTAATGCCCGCATTAGCGCTGTATCAGTAACGGCAGGGCTGGTATGCACAGTAGAAATCCCCGCACAAATTGTATCCCGGGAACGCATTGTAGGTGGGAATCTACCGTATTCGCTGGTAGGATCCGCTACTACATCGGCTACCGTTAATGCAGGCGTGGGTCAGGTCTCTAGCATATCAGGCACCGCGTTGTCTACATCAGAACGAGTAGTCGCCCTAGCCGGTGATAATATCGAAATTATCGTTGCAGCTCCTACAACCACCGAGTGTGGGATATGGGTTACGTTACTGGTCGAAACTGTACTGGGAGAGTAATGTATATCGCACCACGCCCACCCTTTAGGTTTGCTACAGGAGACGTACTAGCTCCTAGTGACGTCAATACAAATAACAACTATTTCCTCCAGGCTGCTAGTGCAGTAGACGCCGAGCGCGCTGTGCTTTGGTCGAGTTCTTATAGTTTACCTGTGGATGCATTTACTCCGCTTACTAGTGCGTCGGATGCAGCGTATTTAACTCGTGGAATTCCTCCGCAGTCATTCCGCACCATAAGTGGTACTGGGTCTATTACGGGCATTTCAGCTGCTGTTACAACGTACTACACTGCTAGCGTGCCATTTACTCTAACGGTTTATCCCGGTCACGCCGGTGCCATTACTATCACATTTCCCGCAAGAGCTGCTGCATATGCGCTGGTGCCTTATACGGTTACAGAACTTTTCAACGTTAATTTAACTACCGAGACCGCTGCGTTAGTACTGGCTCCGAGTGTTGGGGCGTCCATTACCGTGATGGACGTTGAACTCGGCTGGAGAGCTGATCGATATGTTTCAGGCGATCTCGCCGGCGCTGTGGCTACTCCGTCAATACCAGAAACCCTGGGGGATTTCACAGATGCTACGATTGGATCGGCAGCAGTATTTAGCGGTCTACAGTCCACCATTGAAGCCCTGGCTACTGCTGTACGTAAAGGTGCTCCATGTCGGTGGGCTGCGTGTGAACTGGTAAATATCTTCGATACCGCAACCGCCCAGTTCCGCCGAGTGCCTCTAGGGGCATACGACACTCCTGCATTTGGTCCCGTAGAACTCGCTCCTAGTGTGGTTGGCGTTTACGTAGATGCCGTGTATAGCGCGTCCGGTGGTACAGTTAGTTACGGAGTGGCAGACTTTAACGGTACTTTTACTGCGAAATTCAACAACGTTGCACTGGCTTCTACGATACTCCAGTCAGGTGTTATTGCAGCTGCGGGTGCGTTTCAACTAACTACAGATTTCGCTGCTCAAATCACGGTGCCTGCGGGTAGGTCTTTGACCAGAGCAACCATATACGTTATTTTTCAATAAGGATCCTAAGTGGCTATCTACAATATAAATAAACTTCCAAAGAAAGGGGACAAGCGCGCTCCTGGCTTTACTAGCGCTCAAGGCTTGGCTGCCCAAGTAGCTAAGCAGCAAATTTCTAAAGAATTTACTCCTGCTGCGGCCGCAGCCAATCCAGTTATTCCAGTGACAGCGCCTCCGAAGCCTGCTCCAGTCGAGCCTAAGGTACCAGGATATGTGTTGCCGCCGATGACTGGTGGTATTGAGGCCAAGCAATTTGACCCTGGTGATCCAAATGCTAGAAACCTCAGCCAGGCCGCACAAGACTCTATTGCGTCTAAAAGTGACATATCTGGCCGGGTTGCTCCCCCGGCTCCCCCGGCTCCCCCGGCTCCCGCTCCAGCTGTCCTCACAGGAGGGTTGGTTGATGCAGCCGTTGCTGCCACCAGCACAGATCCTCGTTTAAATCCAGTGGGCCCCAAAGTTGGCGCCCCTATCAAAACCAACGCACAACTTCAAGAAGAAGCAATTCGTCGATTACTAGAAGGTACTCCTGACGCCGCAGCCGAACGCAAAGCTATGCAGGATCAACTTGCTGTTAATCAAGCTCGGGATATCCAGTCCATCCGCGCTCGCACGGGCCTAGGTGGCATGGGTCTAACTGGTGCTGCTGGTGCTCTAGAGTCTCAAGTCCGGCAAGAAACTGGCCGAGAATCTACGTCTCAACTTGCTGAGTTCGACCGGGCTAATCGCAAGGAAGCTGCCGAACGCGCTCTCGCGGGTATTCAAGCTGAACGTGGTTCACAAGTCTATAACGCTGAAGTTAAATTGTACGAGTCTGAAGCTGATATCGATATCGATGGCGACGGTATGATTAACGGTCAACGCGTAGAAGGCATTGTTGGTGACGGCAACGCCGAGAATAATCCTGCTGGCGCATCAAAAGAAACTCCTGAGCAAAAAGCTGCTCGCCTAGACGCAGAACGGGTTGCTAAGCGGGAAGAGGCAGATGGCATGGAACTCCGTAACAGCCAGTGGGCTGGTGATCCAAAGGTCGATGGCGTACGGGTTGGCGGTGTGAATTACGATATCTACACTGACAACAACGGGAAAAAATATAAAGTTCGCAGTTGGGATCAAAACCGCGCGGACACTGTCTATACTAACTTAGGCTGAGGGTAAAAAAATGGGTATCGGAAATTACTTGATGACTCGTATGGCGCTCCGCAAGGGCGTCCAAGACACTGACCTGGAACTAGAGCGCCAGCGCGCAGCCCGTGAAGCTGCCCTGACGGCGGGCAACCTAGGACTGGTCACTAGCCTAGGTAAGTCCATTACCAGTGGTATTCTGGATGCTGGCGAACTGGCAGACGCAGCCTATAAAGAAGACCTCGCCAAAACTGACGCCACAGCTGCTCAGGCCGCTGCTAATAGGGCGCTGGAAGAAGAAGCCCTGACCGTACCAGACGTAGAGGAGCGACCTCGTGTAAATGAGGCCGCTACTGCTGCAGAGTTTCCAGTGCAAGAAAGCCTGCCGTGGCGTGACTTGGTTCAACCCAAGGCACCCGCTGACGCCAATCCAGATGCGCAAGCAGATGATATGTCTATAAACCAGCTCACGGTCGTAAAAAACCCCAAAACCCCCAAGCCTAGCACGGCGGTTGATGCCATGCCTTCTGCGAAAGAAAAAAAAGAACAACTTGACCTTAGCTTGGCCATGTTGGACGAAAGCCTTGACCCACGAGATAAAAAGTCCGCGGCTATCCTAAGGGAAACTCTTGCAAAAAGAGGTGTGGATGACGCTTGGCTAATGGCATATATGGGAGGGGCTCCGCTACCTGAACTACCGGGCAAGCAGTCCTATACTCAGCGCGACTTCGGCAATGATAATCCTAAGAAAATAATCACACATCGCTACCAGATGCCTACAGAGCAAAAGCTTCCGCAGCTCCAACTGTCAGAAGAGGTCGTCCAACCCCCAGTGCAAGAAAGCTTGCCGTGGGATAAGTTGCCACAACCAGAAGCTCCCAAAGTAAACGTAACCAAACCGGCCGTTTCAAAGGCACTTGAGGAAAAAGCTCCTCTGATTACCAAATTTACCCCTCCAAAATTCAGGAAAGATCCTCGTGTATTGGCTACTCAGATCGTTGAGGAAGCTTATGCACGGCGTCCCGTCGGCAATCCTTTGACTGAATTCTTCAATAAAAATCATACAGCTGCCGCCAAACAAGCTGCTATTGAATCTACGTTGGGCTCTATTTTAGCTACTCGCAAGACTGCCATTAAAGACTCGTTTGAACGGTGGCATTCAGAGCAAAAACTTGTCTTGGACGAAGAATCTCTAGACTCAAAGATAAAGCTAGCTGCAGCACAGGCTGAACTAGCTGATGCAAAGGCGAAGAAAACTACTCTAGATGTGTCGGTTAAAAAACCTATCTCCAGCAAGGACCGTGATAAGCTAGACTCTTATCGCCAGGCCCACATCGTTGGTCGCAGGCTCACTCGGGCAGGAAAGCGTCTGACGTTTAAAATGGATGACAACGACCAGTACATACTTGATGCCAATGGCAAAAAGATGCCTGGGGATGGAATTCCACTAGGCGTTATGCGTGAAATCGCGAAGGCGGAAATTGAATCCATTGGTAGCATCGCTAGCGTGCCTACATCCACAACCACAATAGGTGGCGGCGGCGGTGCGGGTGGAGATGCAGGCATTCCTGGTGTGGCCAAAGTTGGCGCCAACCTAGAGGCCAGAGGACAAACGCAAACCACTGGCGGCGGGCCTGTATTGGACGCGGAAAAGTTTAAGGAAGCTCTTGCCCGTGTCGATATGACTAACCTGACAAAAGATCAAAAAGATTTCGTCAACCAGTACCTGCAGACAGTGCAAACCATCGGTAAAGTAAAGGAAGGCGGCAAGATGACAGACAAAGATCTAGTCGGACACGCCAAGGCCTTGATTAACCAAGCAGATCCTGGGTTGGCTATGCGCCAAGTCAACGAACTTCTTGAAGATAACGCACTTGGTTACAAGCTCAACCGGGCAAGTATTGCGGCCAGCGTTACTAGTGGAGTCGAGGATATTTACGCAAAAGAGCTAGAACAAGAAGACCTGTATTTTACCAAAGAAGAAATGGATGCTGCCCATGAAGCAGACTTTAGTGCTACTGAGGCGTGGCGTCAGCAAAACCAGCCCCGCCAGCCGGGCGATACCAATCGTGCCAAAGCTAGTGCTTTACTTGATGACATTAATAAAAAAATAGACGAGGCTACCAAGGCAGGCAATGCAAGTGAGGTGGATCGATTGCGTAAAATGGCCGCTGATGCCCTTGCTAGACAGCGTGCGGGTGGGAAAAAGCCTAAGCCTGCTGCAGATGCATATTAAGGAGTAACCGTGGAATTTGAGTACGAGATTAAAGATACCGATACCGGCGAAGTCAAAAAACTAAAGGTTCCTGCTGCGAAAGTAGCGGCTGCTGAAGCACACTGGGCTAAGAACGGCTACACAGTAGTCAGCAAGCGGGACCTATCCGGGCCAGCGCCTGTAGTAAGTCCGTCGCCTGTCGGCCCTGACGCAGATATAATTAATCAAGCAACCAAAGAAGTAGGCGACGTAGGTATGCGCTCTTCATTGATGGGCGGCATATTGCAAGGCATCAGCCTCGGAGCCGAAGACGAAGTACAAATATTTGGGCCACAAACTCCCCAAGAAAAAGAGCTTCTTCGTAAGCGGCAGGAAGCCGAAAATCCCGTTACGTTTGGTGCCGGAAAAATCGTAGGTGGACTTGCGCCGGGTGTAGCTGCAGGCGGTAGTGGTGCGTACTTGGGAGGACTCGCAGGTGGTGCGATTGGTGGCATGGCCGGTGGAATCGGGGCTCTTCCAGGTGCCGCTATAGGCGCTTTAGCAGGGGGTGTCCTTGGTGCTGGCGGAGCTGGCACTGCAGAGTCTTATTTGAACAAACCACAGGCCACTCGTGAATTAGAATGGTCTGACGCGGGTTGGGGTATCGTAAGTGGGCTGCTAAATGCAGCTGGCGACGTAGCTGCTCCAGTTTTACGTAAAGTTAAGTCTACTATTTCCAGTAAAATCCTTGGAGACGCCGTCAAAGCTGGCACGCCAGAGGCCTTAGATCTAGCCGCCAAGGGACTTAATGCGGAGATAGCTCAAATAGACTCCCAATTAACCACGCTAGGAAAAGAATTGGCCCGCAGGCGCTCAGAGATGTTAGCCGCCCCCGGCAACAACACGCTGAAAGAAACTTTCAAACTGGCGGAAGACAAGTTGACGAAATTAATGGGCCGAAAGGCAGACTTGGTCAAATCCCTAGAGGCTACTCTGAACGATCCCCTATTGAATGCTACTGGCCGTACCGCCGTTGGCGTAGCAGGTGGCTCAGCTCTACGGGCAATTCCTGGTGAGCTCAGTGACGAACAGCAACGTGCAGCACTAGAAAGGCAAGCGATGGATCTTGCTGTTGCACGACTGAGTACCCCTAAGCCCATTGTTGGAGCAGGCGAAACCGAGCCAGGTTTTATCGATGACTCTTTTTTGAACGAGGATGACTTGCTTGCCATACGCCAAGAAGAAGAGCGGATCCGCCAGGAGCAGCGTAAAGATAGAAAATACCAAGACTTGCTAAGAGGTGACCGCCCATGACCCCTGAAGAAAAAAGAGCGAAAATGCGTGAACTCCTTAAGTGGAAGCAAGAAGCCTCAGACGAAGCGCAGGTAGCCATGGATCTAGACAAGCCTACGTCCCTAGGGGAAATGATTGACGTTGCTGGTACTGCGGGGCTAACCGCAGTCACGGGTAATTGGGCGGACGAAGTCGCGGCTGAAGCAGGTGACCTTAGCGATGAAGAAACTCGGTTAATGCGCATGGAACTGGACGCTCGCCGTAATCGTAATGTAGGTAATGCCGCTGCTGGGTTAGCGGGTGACGTAATAGGGTCATTGGCCCTACCGGTCGTCAAAGCTGGCAAGGCGGGACTGGCCATAGCTGGGGCTGTGTCGGGCGCTGGTGGAGGTGAAGACCCGGGGTCACGTACGTTAGGGGCGGCCCTAGGTGCGCTGCTAGGACTCGCTCCTGCTGCGGGCAAAGCGGTTCTCAACAAACTCACGGGTAATGCCGCGGCTAAAAAAGAAGCTGAGGCCCTGATTAAACAATACGCTCAAGAAACACCAGTGGCTGCCCCGCAAGGAACTGTAGCGGACGTAGGTCTGCTAGAATCTTTGAAAAATAAACTGGGTCTAGGTCCTAAGCCTAAGCCCATTGACATACCCGTGGGGCCTGCTAGGGAAATGCCTGGTGAAGTATTTGACCCTGCGGCAGACGCTGCAGTAGTAGTCAGAGGCCCGGGTCTACCTGTAGCTGCTGGTATCGAAGGCGGTCAAGCCTTGCCCGGTAACGTAAATTTGGACCCTGCTTTGCCTGTTGGTCCCGAACAGCGTGCAGTCAATGAAGCTCTGGCCCGGTTTGCACCCGCTAGACAAGAACTCGGTGTCGGAGGCGCGCAAAATCCTGTATTAACCGAGGCCATAAAGCAAGCAGATGAATTCAAACGCTTAGCTGGTAGGGAATTTACCCCAGGCGAGTACCGCGAACTCGTGCAGCTTAAAGTTCAGCAAATTTTGTCGGGTCCTAGACCCCCTAGACTAGAGGATTAATATGAAGCCATCACCAGAAGTAATTAGAATCGCCATTGGAAAAGCCCGTAAAGACCGCGGAGACGCCAGCCAGTACCCCGCCGAAGAGTGTGACCGGTGTGGGGCTGCGGAGTGCGAGTGTGCCGAGGAATCAGAGGACCCAGAAGACGACGTAGAGTCCGACGCCGAAGGCGGTAGCGCTGCAGACTGGGCTGACCTGGTAGAGTCCGGTGTGTCTGGAGAAGAAGCGCAGGATCAAATCAGGATGTCTCCAGCTACGATTGCTCGGCTAAAGTCGGCGTTGGCAGAACTGGAGTCTGAGGACGAGTATGGCGAAGATTAATTTAAGTCCGCACTTTACGCTAGAAGAACTTACGGTAACTTCTACTCGACACGACAACGCGCCGGGTACTAAGGAGCTACAGGCACTGCAAGAACTTTGCGTACATGTACTGGAGCCACTGCGAGCACTAGCTGGCGGACCATTGCACGTTAATTCAGGCTATAGATCTGCCTTGGTTAATGCTGCGTGTCACGGGTCTCCGACCAGTCAACATTTGAACGGAGAAGCGGCTGATATCGTCGGTAGTACTTGTACACCGCTGGAATTAGCGTGGTTGGTTGTGGATGCTGGACTTCCAGTAGATCAATTAATTTGGGAGAATACTTGGCTACACGTAAGCTACGGGCCTAAACGTAGAGGCCAGATTCTGACTGCTGTGTTTGGTAGTGGAAAGACAAAGTATAAAAGTGGATTACCTCCAAGACACCAGCCGTAATGCTCGGGGCCCTTGGCCTATGTAGTCTTAAGTGCCTCAACGTTGGCCAGATGCCGAGCCATCATATCTTTCAGGATTCTTTTCGGCTTTGCTGGAGGAGCTCTAGGTACTCTGGTTTTTGCAGGCTCTTTTGTGCTCGCGACAACAACGGCCGGCTCTATCTTTTGTTCAAGTACTCTTTCAAAGGGCTGGTAGGAATACACAACTTCTCCATCTCCTTTTTCCTTTGGTGTTAGATTTTTGATTATCTCTATCGCCGTACCATCTGTGACTTGGTCGTTTCTCACGCGCAAGACGTTAAATCCCTTATCAAGGATGCGGTTAGTTTTCCAGCTATCTGTAGCGCGCTGGGTATCGGTATCGTGATACCCTCCGTCAATTTCAACGCACAAATTAAGACTGTGGATGTAGATATCAACAAAGAATCTGCGCTTTTTGCCGTCTCTGCGCCCAGCCATGGGCATTTCTGTCTGCACAGATAGATTTGATTCAGCCGCCTGTTCGCAGAGTAGTTTTTCCGCTGGAGTACGCGTGGCCGATTTCCTCAATGCAAGTAACCTGTCTGTTCTCTGATGCTTCTTCTTTTTCATAAAGCGTCTACATCTAAATTAATATCTTCAGACTCATTTGTGGTCAGTCATCGTTAACCACATCAAAAAACTAAAGAATATCACGTAGCCTATAACGAATTTAGTCACTTTCTCCCCGTTTAACTACGTCCGCCATCCACAACTGCAACGGCTGGGTTAGCATTTCTCGAATTTGTTCCCGGGTCCAGATGTCTTCTGAAGCAATCCTAGCCGTGGGCATACCTGACGTGTATTCGGTTATGTAACCCCACAGCCCATCATTAGCTAGTTGTGCGTACTCCAGGGCGTCTACGGCACCGTATTGTGACAGCAAAGACTGAGCCCGTATTTCTGCGTCTCTTTCGATCTCTAACACCGTTAAATAAGCTACCAAATTACGCTCAGGTAACAAGTCATACGCGTCCGAATACGTATCAAACACGTCCATGCCTCCTTCTAGGAACTGCAGCAGATGCCCGTATTCGTGTGCTAGAGCCATGTACCACTCTGCACTAGCCGCAGCAACGGTTATCGTACGGGTGTGAGGATCAAATAACCCAGCTACTGGCTCGCCAGCATCCCAGACCAAACTAGTGGTGGGCAGGAGGACTTGTACGCGATGGCGCTTGCATTCGGCTAAGATGTGGGAGAGTAGTTGCATCATGCTTTACCAAAGAAAAAAACCCTGCAAACTATGGCTAGCCGAGGCAAAGGGTGTAAGGCGAGTGTATAAGGAGTCCAAAATGAAGAACGCAGTAGTGTACGAAGGTGATAAGTGTTTTATTCAGGTAACGAACGCAGCAACAGGAGTAATTAGTCGGATCCAAGTAGACCCAGCAGACCTGCCAGTGCTTCTTAACCATTCTTGGCAAGTAAATAACACAGGCTATGCTCGTACAACACAAAAAGCCAATGGTAAGTTTTTCACTACCTATATGCACCGGTTCCTGACTGAGTGCCCCGAGGATCTTGTAGTCAATCACAGAGACTTCAATCGGTTGAATAATACCCGTGCAAACATGGAGGTATGTAGCCAGATGCATAATCTGTTGCACAATCATGGCAAAGGGATCCGTCGGAACTCCAGCGGACATTGTAGCGCCCAGGTAGGCATTGGCGGAGGAGAGGTACGACTAGGCACCTTCCCGACCGAAGAGGAAGCTAGGGCCGCCTATAACGCAGCGAAGTCCATATTGCGCAGTCTGCCAATTAGATATACTGACGAAGAACTGCAGCTGGCAATTCTAGAAGTTAAAAAACTCAAATCTACCCACCCACACGCAGCTCCGCGAACAACAGGAAAAAAGGGGTACGCAAAGGATCCCAAGAGTGGCAAGTACTACGCGCGGTTAATGCGCAATGGAAAACTACATCACTTGGGCGGGTTTTATACGGAAGAAGAGGCAAGGCAAGCTTACCTAGAGGCTAAAGGAGTTTTCAATGTTGGTGGATGTCAAATGCAAAACACCGGAGTGTCCAGCTCCTGTTGAAGAAATCCTAATCAAGCGGGCAGACGTAGAGCCAGACGGCCGTATACGGGAGCACCAGTGCCCTGTATGCGGTCAGTCTCTTTTTAAGCCTACGCAGCCCCAACGCACCAGCTTTGCTCTCGTGGGCAAGTGGTTCGCCAACGGCGGATACTAAAGTGGCGGCCTTCAAAGACTTAATACACCCCGATCTAGCCGACGTATTAGAGTTGTGGCTAGCGGAAATAACCAAAATTATCCCATTGGATTTGTCCCAGGGCATTTCCATACAATATCGCGGTGGACACGCATGGGTATGCGTATTGGCCCGGACCGAGCTGGATCCCCAAGCAACAGATTACGTTTCCGTAGACGTATCGGCATGGGCTGACGAGAGGGGCTCGGTAGTAGGCATGCGGTGGGTGGACCTACACGCAGATGCTCTAGGTTTCGGGGTGCTGTAGGCCGGGTTGTGCGGTTCCATAAGATATCAGCGGACACACCACTGAGTACTTCTAGGAGTTTTAACCTTGTCTGATAATAACCTCGACGCAAATACTGGTTCGTCCCCAGAGATCGATAGTAACTCCGCCGACCAGGCCAGTACCGCCAGTGCTGCACCTAAGTCCGCTAGAGAGTTTCTAACTGAACGCAGCCAGCAGGCCAAAGCCCGATCTGCAGCGAAAGTCCCCAACGGAGAAGCCCTGGCAGGCGAGCCCGCAAAAGACTCTGACCCAAAAGGTGCCTCAGAAACACCAGTACCCGCCGATAAGAAGAACACTTCCGACCCTCGCGTACAAAAGCGTATGGACCAGCTAACGGCTCGTTACCACGAGTCAGAACGCAAATCCGCCGCCCAGAACGTAGAGCTACAAAAGTATAAAAAAGTTGCTGAGATGCTAGAGGCTGAAGTCAGCCGCATGGAAAAACTAGTTAAGTTAGATCCCCATCAAGAAGCGCAATTACGCGCCCAGCGGGATCGAGACATTCAGGACTTCAATAAGTCAATTGTAGGCAAGGATGAAGAGCTTTATACGGAATCCACTTCGCAGTGGGCCGTAGAGCAGCGTGCAGACGAAATATCACAGGAAATTAACGATTTAGTTTCTGACCGGTACGATCTGACTTCACTGGAAGAAGTTCTAATTAGAATGCGAGACACCGGAGACACAGCCGAAAAGGCCGCCCGGTACTTGCACGAATCACGAGTACAAAAGTCGCAGCGTCATAAGACGCCAGCACACCCCGGCACTACTGCAAACAGCGGTGCCAGCAGCAAAGCCCCTGATGCACGAGTGTACCAGGGAACCGGAGACATCGCTAACGCATTACGCGAACGAATTGCTCTACGGACAGGCCGCGCTGGTAAGAACTAACTTTTTTTAAGAGGATATACAGATGGCTAATCAAGACGGAATTTCAGCTAGTGACATTGTAGACTTTGCAGCTCGCGAAGGCAATAAGAAGATCGAAGAGCAAGTTAATATGAAGGCGCGACTTTTTAGCGCGCTCGATAAGCAGAAGATGACCGGTAAGCGGGCGATTATCAACATCGTCGCCGGTGGTTTGTCCAGCACCAGCCAGGTCGAGGATTTTGGCGCTCTTCCTACGGAAGCTGCCTCAACCCCTGACCAGGGCTTTGTAGACGCGGTTGCGTATGTTTCCCGGCTCGGCCTGGGTCGTATCGCCCTCGCTACGCTCTCGGGCGTGGATGACTCAGCGGACCTCCTAGACACCCAGATCGGGCTTGCTGCTAGCGATATGGCTCGCCAGGTCGGTCGCGCTGTTTACGGTAGCACCCTCGCTATCCCTACTGCTTCAACCAACACTGTTCGTCAGGCAGTTGCCGGTGAGGTTGTTACGATGACAGTTACTTTGGCTGGTGGTCTAAGCGACTTCCGAGAAGGTGAAGCGTATGTTTTTGAGGCTGCTGCGGTTACGACTGGCTCATTTCCTGTGCTTTGTACCAATGTTGCGATTACTTCCGCTAGCGTAGCTACGGTTACTTTTGTCGGCGGCCCCACTGGTGTTCCTGGTTACCAGACCACTACCTTTGCAGATAATCTCATGGTTTCTTGCGGTGGTGCTGCTGGCGAAGCTGCTGGCGTTATCGGTGACATTGCGGTTGGCGACAGGTTCTTCCTGCTCGGTTCACGCGTCAAGCCCACTGCCGGCTCTGCTGCAACTGGTTTGGTTACTCGTGGTGCCGCTAACGCTTCGCTGGTTAGCCTCGATACCATCTTTGCTTCTGGGTCACTACACGGCCTCGCCAGCGGCGTACTCGGTTGGACCGGTATCTCGTTTGCTGCCGCTCTGCCTACCGCTCAGACGTTCATGCAGGCCAGCCAGATCATGCAGGCCCGCTCCGGCGACCCCGCTACTCACCTGGTTCTTAATAATGTCGCGGCTGCCGCGTACGCTTCTGCCCAGGTTAGCTCTGGTTCGTTTCTAACCTCGCTTACCACGCAGCCCCGTCGCAACGTCGACGGCAAGCTTGACCAACTCGGTAAGGGTGCTGACTCTGAGTCTGGCATCTCGATGTTCGGTCGTCCGATCATCATCGACAATAACTGCCCAGCTAGCCAGTCATTTCTGATCAACAAAGATTACCTCAAGGTTGGCGAATGGCAGAAGATGCAGGCCGAAGACGAAGGTGGTTCACCGCTGTTGCTGAGCCGCACGACTTTCAGCAAAGAAGTTCAGTATTCTTGCATTTATAACTTGATCTGCAAGAAGCGGAACGCTCACGCCCAACAGCTCCTAACCCTAGCCTGAGTTGTAGTAGTGGCAACTGAAGAAACCCCGCTTATTAGGCGGGGTTTTTCTTTGCGGGTTGTGAACTACCCAAGTCATGCAACTAGAACTATCACCACGCAGCCTACAACGACTTTTCAATAGGCGGATGTCCCGCGAAGGCTACGTAGCAATCGTAAATAAGTGGGATTCCACTGCAGAAACAATGGTTTGTCACATCGACCGAGCCAACACCACCCGTGGCCTGTTTACTGAGCGCGGAGATCGCCGTAATAGCATGGGCGTATTGGATATGCCTTGCATAGAAATAAGATTTTCTCGCCTAGTACGTGATACCCAGCGCCAACTCCGCCAGTGGACTGACGTAATGGAGCGCCGAGACCGCATTGACCTAGCCCGGGAAGCTGAACTATCGGGTGAGCTTAAAGACAAGTGGAACGCCATGCTTAATCGTCACAATTTCTACCCAGTTACAAGGTCAAAATGATTGTATCCCAAGCCTTATCCCGAGTACGTCAGCGTCTTGACGACGTCAATAATGGCGCGGATTCGCGCTGGTCCGACATAGAACTACGAGAATGCCTGCAACTAGCCCACGATATGGTGCTATCAGAAGCAGTACGTTACGGCGTTCACCAGTCTTTTCGGCTTACGGCTCAAACGTCAGTAGGTAGCGGACAAATCATTGTCCCCCCTAACGTAAAGATTATCTCAGCTTTTTATCTCGCGGGCAACGCTCGCATACCGATCTATGCAGCACCTCCCCGCAATCGTACTTACGTAGACCTGGGGGTCACGGGGTCAGTAGAGATCGATTATATCGCCCGTAATAACGTTGATTGGTCCAGCGCAGGTGATGCCTCGACCGTAACGTACGGCACTGTTAACGTAGCTGATCCCGTGTGGGACGCGTATGTCACGGTGCTAGCGGCAATAGATGCCTCTGTAAAAGAAGGGGAAGCTAATCCGTTGCTGCAAGATCAAGCTGCTAGATTGCGAGAATCCCTGCAATTTAAGCCCACCACCGGCCAGCTCGCAGTTATTCCTGGTGGATTTGGCGGTGGTGCTCAGCCCGAAGCTAGGCTGTATTACTATATGCGTAGCCCACTTGTCCTAGAGGTATATCGATGAGCACTAGTAAATACTCCCGAGCTGAACGGGATTTAATCGTTGGAGATGACGAACAAATTCTAGCGTTGTTAGAGCAGTGCAAACTAAACGCCACCGGCCCTTTTCGCCGGGTATTAACCCAGTCCCGGTCTAATGAACGTATTGCCTCAGGCAATCTCGTGCCAGAGCAGTCCGGTAGATCGTTATTTGGTGTGTCGGAAGAATACCTAAATGCCCCGCAGCAAATTCTCCAAAACCTTGTACTGGCGTGGTCCAGCCAGATAACCAAAGATCGCCCCAGTGTGTACGCGGTTCCTTGCTCAACAGACCTAAGCGCGGTTTCTGCGTCTAAAATTTACACAAAAGTCATTGAGTACACCGAGCAAGAAGAAGGCGTGCAGAAAAAGTGGACTACTACGGCTGAGAACGCGGCTTACGCAGGTACTGGGTTCATGTACATTGTATTTAATCCAGAAAAAGCTAGGGTAGTATGGCGTGCTCTAAGCGTGCATGATGTTATCCTAGATGACCGGCCTGAGCGTGAAGACGTGCAGTGGTGCGTTATTCGGGAGTACATTGACGAGCACGTTGCTGAAGCCATGCTAGACGCAGCCGCCCCAGACGACGCAGTTGCTGGCGCTACACCCGACACCGAAACCTACACCGACGGTTCGGGTGATGAGCACCGTGGCGTGCCGAAGTATACTATATGGTATCGCCCAGGTCCTCGGTACGCTAAAGGCCTGTACGCGTGCATTGTAGGTGACACCGTAGTGGAATCCACAGAATATCCGTATGTTTTTCCTGATGCAGACGGTAGCAAAGATGTTTCATTGCTGCCCGTGGCTTGGTGGCATTGCCGCGCTAATCGTGGCTCTCCATTGGGCGGGACGTGGGCCAATGACGTGGCTCCCTTGCAAGTACACCTTAATCGGTTGAACTCCAAATTACTCCGCAACGCGCAGCAAGCGCAATCTTATTTGGTGCTACCTAAGTCAATGCAGTCCAACGAAGGATTCGATCCCAGCAACGGTATTATCTACACCCCAACTGCAGGCCAAGGCGATCAAAAGCCAGAGTGGATTAATCCTGCTCCGTTGGATCCTAATCAGATCCAAGAAAAAGCTAGTTTAATTCAGTCGATGTACGAGTCTGCAGGTATTTCCGCGCAGTCCACGGGTCAAGCCGGGTCGTCTAGCGGCAAACAGCTTGCCTACCAAGCAGAACTCGACGTGCAAAAACATGCTACTTCGTTTAAATCTCTGGAGGTCGCTATTCAGGACTCGTGGATCTTAGATTTGAAACTAAAACAGAAATACTACACGGTTCCGCAGCAAATGGCCCTGTCTGATGGTGGCAATGCAATGGTTTGGTCAGGCGCTGATATCGCTGGTATTGATATTCGTCTAGAGCCCCGGTCAGCCCGTGATGGTGCTTCGTCATCGAAGACCGACAAACTTAAAGCTGATATCGCGGCAGGATTTGCACCGATTGAGTCCCTAGCGGCTGAACAGCCTACACCTACTAGTGCTGCTAGCGCCATTATCGCTAGTGACTTAATCGACCGGTTGATCGCTGGCGAAGACGTAAGCATCGGACCTGAGTCTGCTGATCCAGTTGCGTTGCTAGAAGCAATCGACCGTAAAATTAATGAAGCCTTACTAGCCCGAGACATCGAACTAGCTGAAAGACTCAGTGCTTTTAAACAACAGCTCCAGAGAGACCTAGCCATGGCTTCGGCCCCTAGTGCAGAACCAGCAGGAGCGCCTCCAGCAGCCGCTGCGACGCCGTTGCCGGACACCGTAGCTAATACGGACTCGATAGCAGTAGAAGGAGCCCAAGTCCAGTGAGTCTTACGTATCCAAGTCATAAAATAGCTACAGCTACCACCTATACGCAGGAAACCTTAACGGCCTGTGTTAATGGTAGCGTCGTGGCTATGGATTGTCGCACACGGGTACGGATTGGCATTACTGGCGCAGGTACCTTTACGTTAGAGGCGTCTACAGAAGATGGCATGTATCGTATGCTGGTGTGTGAAACCATCGCCGGTGGATCTACACTGTCGCTGGCCAGTGCAGGAAATACAAAACTTTTAAACGGTTCTTGGGCTCCTACGGTTACAGGTGAAGCGCTAGGCGTTATGTGGAATGCCACCTTAAGTAAGTGGGTTGAGTTGTGGCGGTCTCAGGCTGCGGCTTCAGGTGGCGGCACTTACGGACAAGCAACTGCTGCATTTACGTTGGGTATGGACTCTATTACGGTGTCGGTTGTAGACGCTGGGGTTTCGACGGGGTCTAATATAATCGCGTCAGTCGGTGTGTCACCCGGCAGAGATCCAGATGAATTTGAATTCACACCGGTAATACCTTACGTAGCTACGATAACGCCGGGTGTTGGATTCGATATTTTAGTAGTGACGAACGGCGACTCTGATGGCGCTTGCTTAATTAATTATACGAGGGACTAATATGGCTGGTATCACCGGTGGATCAGGAACATCAAACAAAGCAAACGTAGACACGGGGTTTAATCTCCAGGTCGCGCTACCCAATACGGACGCCCTAACGGGTAGTATACGTCTCAAGACAGAAAATGACGCTGGTGACATCACTGGTTTCCCTACGCTGGGACAGCCTGAGACTTCACCAGACTTCCGCCTGCGCACGGGCATAGATACTGTGCTATTTTCGGATAGTTTTAACGGTACTGCCCAGAACACCGAGAAATGGAACTATACTTTTGCTACGTTGACAGCTGTCGAGCCGGGTGCAGGCACAGTTAATTTCTCTGCAGTACAGGGGACAACTTCAGCTCACGGCGCTTTCATGCGTACGTCACAATATTTTCCTGTGGTATCTACGTCTCCTCTGGCCATTGACTTTACTGGTGCTCCGTACACTGCGGCACTAGCAGCTAATGAGAACTGGCTGGCTGGACTAGGCGTTCCAGCTGCTGTAAACGCCGCTCCCACAGATGGTTGCTGGTGGAAATTCACCACCGCTGGTTTGGAAGGCATCCTCAAATACAATGGTACTGAGACTTCCACTGGCATAATTTACCCTTTTGCCTCAGTAACACTCGGCGTCCAAGGCAAGTGGCTGATGGTTGTTGGCGAGCGAACTGTGCAATGGTGGGCTGATGACACACTGCTTCAAACGCAAGACATCCCTGCAGGACAGGCGACTCCCTTTATGTCTACGTCTCTACCGGTATTTATGCACAAATTTAACACCGGTAACGTGGCAAACACTAATACGATGCGCGTGTCCCGTATAGGTGTTACGCTATACGACGTTGCTATAGGCAAACCAGCCGCACAAATAGCTGCTACCCAGTGCGCGAATTCTGTGTCTATACAGAATGGCACGACTGTTTCAGGCAACACTGGCATAAACGTACTTAACGCTGCTTATCCCACCACGGCCGCTATCGCAAATGCCACAGCAGGTGCTACGTTCCTGGGACTAGGTGGGCTGTTTGTAGCTACGGCTCAAGCCGGTACGGCAGCGCTAGCTGGTGATATGATAGCGTGCTCTTATCTTAATCCTATTCCAACAGCGAATATATCAGGAAGAAATCTAATTATAACTGGTGTGTATTTGTCCTGCATGAATACCGGAGCTATTGTGGCAGGCACACTTACGAGTCTAGTGTGGTCTGTAGCCTACGGACACTCAGCTCTCTCACTAGCCACTGTCGAGTCGGCATCATTTGCTACGGGTACAACTCGTGCTCCTCGTAGAAAGATGTTGGGAATGATGGAGGCTCCTATAGGTGCGGCAATAGGTGCCCTGTACTCACGTCAAATTGAGCGAGAGTTCTCCACACCACTAGTCGTACACCCCGGCGAGTATATCCAAGCAGTTGTGCGATTCCGCATAGGTACCGCTACAGCACTACAAGAAATAACCTATGTCGTCGACTTTACCGGTTACTGGGATTGACCTGCCCTACCGGGTTCCCTAAACGATAAAGTATCAGGCATAATGCCCACAGGAGTTTCTAATGGCTACGACAGATCCAAATCAATTACTTAAATCCGGCTTTGGCTGCGTAACGGCCAATCCGACGGTGTTTTCTTCGTCCACGCTCACCACGACCGCAGTCCGTGTTACTCCAGTAGATTCTGGAGTAGGTACGCTGACAAAAGTGAAGATTTCTAACCTCACTGCAGCAACGAATCGCTTGGCTTATGGCCTGGTGCCCAGAGGAGCTACCTTGACTGTGCTGACCGCTACACCAGGTACAGGTATTTGCGGAGTATGTCTGAACGTTGGACAGTCAGAGTTCATAACCATCGACTCAAACGTATGGGATATCGTGTTGGTTGGGTCAGCAGCTGCGACTATTGTGGTTGTAGCTTCGTACCCCGTAGGCGTCTGACCACCAGAGGTAAAGACCTATATGACAAAAACATCTGGGATTTATCTCATCACCAACACCGTAACTAAGAAAGTCTACGTAGGTAGCTCCGTGGACATTAAGGCAAGGTGGAAGGAGCACTTGTCATCACTGCGCAAAGGAAGACACCATTCCGTCAAACTACAGAGGTCTTGGGATAAGCATGGAGAAGACATTTTTAAGTTTGAGGTGATAGAACCTGTAGAAAATGTCCTCCACCTTGTGGCAATTGAACAAACGTTCATTGACTACCACAAGGCAGCCACTATAGCAGGGTACAACGTCAGTCCTACGGCCGGTAGTCCACTTGGAGTTAGGCATTCCGAAGAGACCAAAGAAAAACAGCGCATCGCCAGCACAGGCAGAAAACATTCTGAGGAAACAAAAGCGATGATGTCTGCTATTCACATGGGAAAACCTGGCACAACAAATGGCAGAAGTCACTCTGACGAGACTCGGGCAAAGATCTCTGCCGCAACGAAAGGCGTTAAAAAAAGCGTAGTCCCGGTCAAGACGGAAGCTCATAAAAAGGCTATTGGTGATGCGCATCGAGGCAAAAGAAAAACTCCAGAGCATATCGCAGCTTTGATAGCGTCTCGCAATCCGAAGAATTACTACTTTAACAAGCAGCACCAAAAATGGATTGCATACAAGTATGTCGATAAAAAACAAATCAGGTTGGGTTCTTTTTTGACCGAAGAAGAAGCTATCGCTGCCGTTAAAGCGTACAGGAACTCGTTATGATGAGCCGTGGATGGATCTACACGTCGAATAACAATCTTATAGATTCCGCATCGTTCGGTCCTTCGTACGACAACTGGTATTTTGCGTTGGATATGACCTCACAAAACGGTGGGCCGAGTCTTCTCGAAAGTGAAATAACCATCAATGGCATAACAGAGTCTCCCATTATCGCGCTTTTTGCTTCCGACGCCACAACGTCTTCGTGGGCAAATCGCGGCAGCCTGGGCGGAACTCTAACTGCCGTCAATATCAGGCCCGAAGACCTCGGTCACGATACACCCTTCACCGACGGCTCTACGGCTGTACGGTTTCACTCTGTAGCTGGTGGCACTCGTCGTTACTACCAAGCACCTGATGCTACGTGGGGTGATATAGACACAGAAGATTTTTATTTCGAAGCTATATTTAGCCGTGATATGCCGGTAGCTACTACCAGTACGGCCGATGCTATTGTTTTTACCAAAAGAAATGAGTCTAGCAGTAGCACTGTTGGTTTTACTATGCACGGCGTATCAGCAACTACGTTTACGTTTACGGCAAGACCTGCAGCAGATGCCAAGAGAACCGCTGCTGTTACTACCACTGCTCGTAGTTGGCAACACATAAGTGGATATTTTGATAATTCTGACTCCACTGCCGACGGCATGCGAACCTTTATGGGATCGCAGACAACCAACACGGTTGCACACACCCCTGGCTCTTTAACAAACGCGCTTATCGCTACAATTGGAGATGCTCCCAACTGGGGCGTTCCAAACGCTCTTGAAGTGAATTTTAAGTTAGTTTATCTTGCTATCTACAAACGTGCTTCGTGGCTTCCAGGTGGAGCCACAAACAACACCGAGGTCTCAGCCCTAATCCGCCAACGACAAATGGTACTGGCTGGAATGGTTCCTCAGAAGGGCACCGCGACTCCTCTGGTGTCAACATGGACATACCACCAATCTCAACGAGTGGTAGACGGGTACGTACACAACTACTCGTGTGGCACTGGATTTGCTGCACCAAATGAATCTATTCTGGCGTCTACAGGCCTACCAGTAAAAAACCAAGAATTTAACTCTGCGACAGCAGGGCTGGCCACTACAGAAACCTTTACCGACTTTACCCACACAAATACTACTGCCGCAGCATCACTGATTGATCCTCCACAAAACCCCACACAAGGGGTAGCAGGACAAGGTATTTCACAGACCGGAGCAGCCGGTACTGCAGTTAAAAATTCAAAGATTGCTGCGTCGTCTAATAGCAGTTTGCGCAGACTGCTGTGGCAAATATACTTTAAAGCCAACACCGCTCCATTCTTTTATATGATGACGCCTGACACGGTCGATGGTACCAACAGACATGTTTGGGTTGATACGGCAACAGGTGCTACGACGCTGGGGTCTGGTGCATTTGGTGTTAAGGTGCAGAAGTGTCAAGGCGGTTGGTATCGTGCCCATCTCAGTTTTACATCTGTGGCTACGATTACGGTAGGTGATATCTTTTTTACTGTGGGTTTCTCTGATAATAACACTACGTTTAATTTGACCTCCGATGGCACGACCATTGATGGTTGGCTCTGGGGGCATTATCGCGGTACAATTGCGTCAGGTGCCGCCACCTACCCTGCACAATTCTTTCCTTATTCTGCCAACACAGCCAACAATATTGGCGCGGTTATTCAGTTCAACGGAGCCGATGTAACTGGTGCCCCATACACTTTGTGGTCTGAAATCTTTAGCCGAGACCAAGTGCCAAACGCATCTAGCACAAACCAAGGCACTATCATATATGGTACCGATTCCCTTAACTTCACACAAGGACCGCTTGTTGTCAACTCAGGAACATTCCAGCGCATTGACTCCGGTGGTACAGCGGCGGGTGCTGCTCAGTGGGCAATCACCGGTACGCCTACTACCACAAGTGGCGTCAATAACGTAGCTGATGGTGGGCTGGTGCGTGGCGCAGTGAGTTGTGCAACAAATGACATAAAATTGTACGCTAATGACGGCACTCTGCTGGGTTCAGACGCTGCCGCTACGGTACCAACTGGATGCACAAAGATTTGGGTTGGTTCGCTACAGAATGACACAATTGTCGGTCGCGGGTATCAAATTTCAAGATGCGGGTGCTACGCAGGTGTAAAGACAGATTCCAGTGGGCCTACATGAAAATAATTGACGCAATTAAAGCCAGACTCGGCATTAAAAAAGACGACATCAATATAGTCGTCGATGACATACATGCCCGCTTCCTACAGGACATTGCACACTCAGAAGGCAGCGCGGTACAATTTGAATTATCGTCGCAAACCTTTAGCGACGTAGACGTATCGGACATGTTAAATGATGGCTTGATTTATATGTTCCACCGCGCAGCAAATCCAGACGGGTCAGTGGACGAAGATCCTACGGCGAATTGGGTTGTGTATTCGGACAAAGATAGACTGGCTCGGTCGTTCGACCCCGCCGTCCTGCAAACCTTGGAGAAGTCGGGTTTGTGTCGGGCAAGTAAGCATCGTAGTTGGGACTAA